GCCTTGGCTCTGAACTCGTCCAGTGTCATCTGCCACGTCTTGGCGCTCATTCCAGACATCAACGCCTGAGCATCAGCGATGTCCATGGTGCCGTCAGTCTTGGCATATCTGGCGTACCATTTTTGGAGATCGTCATTGGCGCTCTTGTATGCTGCATCCAAACGACTGACCATGCCGGCCTCGTACTTGGCCGAGTGCCGCTGCATGCTGATTTGTGTCTGGAGGAAACGGCGTTCCCAGTAACTAGGCTTCTTCGCCATCGCCCTCACCGTCTTCGTTATCCTTGCTGTTCTTGCCTAACGGATCAGGACTGGCGAATGGGTCGGGTGTCTGCGCCCGTTCCTCCTTCTCACGCTTGCGGTCGCTCAGCTCGTCTTGCCAGTCAGAGACTAGCGGATTGTTCTTAGCGATGGCTTCATCGGACGTGACTTGCGACAGTTTGGAGATAATGTCGGCCTGTTCCACGTCGTTCTGAATACCGCTGCGGATCCAGGTCTGCTTGATGGAGAGATCGGACGGTTTATTCAGCTCGTCCAGGATAAATCGCACTAGCTTATTGATCGATGACCGAAACTCTGATTCCATTTGCCCCACTTTGAGTTCCAGTGGACCATACAGCATCTTCATGGCCACACCGGTCATGTTGGTGCCAGCCTTCAAATCTTTGGGATTGACGCCTTGTCCTTGGATAAAGATGTTGTCAAACGTCTCCTGCAGCAGCTCTTTGCGGGCATCCACCGGAATATCAATGGTCAGCTTGCTCAGGCCGCTGTTGTCGCTGCCCTCTGACTCAAATTCGGCCATCTTGTACTGGCGGAGGTTTTGCAAGAACTCATCCTTGTCAGTCCCTGAATAGTTGGTCAGGATCAGGATGACCTGCTGAACGTCCTGGACATCATTAACGAAGCCGTTATAAACCAGGTCATAGGCGTCAATCAGGCCCTTAACCGCACGCAAATCACCGGATTTATCTGATTTGTTGTTGAACGGAATGAATGGAATGCCGTTGAATCCATGGTTAATTGTGGCCGTGTTGTCCATCGCCTCGGCATTGACCGAATCAGTCACGCCAATGCGTTGATCATAAATCATCTGCGTGTAGCTCTCGCCCTGTTCGCGTTTGAAAAATGTAGCCTGATTCTGTGTCCAGTACTCGTCGAAGATATACACCTTGCCATCTGATGGATCCAACTGCTCATAGGTCCGGCGCACTGCCTGCAGCTCATCATCCAGAGTGGACTTGTATATTGGCGTCACCTCATTGGGCGGCACGATTGCATACTTGAATTGGCCTTCTGGACCGTGCCAGCAGTGAATCCAGCCGACACCGGCAAGCGAAGCGTCCACGGCTATCCGGAACAGTGTCTTGTTCCAATCGTCGCCGAGCACTTCGAGTACCTGCTTGTTCAGTGAGTCGTTGCCAGTGTCAATCATTGGCGGGCGAGAAAACCCGAACGCTGCCTTTTGGTCAATCAGCAGCTGCAAGAAATTTGAGCTCACACGACTGTCGTGCATTCGCAGCGGATTGTCCGGCTTGTCAGTCTGCTCATCGGCTTCGCTCTTCTGCTTCTTACTTTTCAGCACAATGTCATTGCGATTGTGGTAGTACCGTTTGGATTCCTTGTATCGGTGATCACGTTTCACCAGGTCGATATCGGACTGCTCAAACACCTTACGTGCTGTGTCCAAATCCATTGGTTTTGCATTTGCCATTGGCTCACCTCCCATGCCAAAAATAGCTGCGTTTGAAATACGGGACGATCACGGTCTCGACCATGTATCGGTCGGCGTCGCAAGCATGGTCATGCTGCTTGACCGGCTTGTCTTCGCCACGATCAGCAGCCTTCTCATCCCAGATATATGAATTAATTTCACGAAATGTATTTACACACTTGCTGGACCATTTGATTTTGCCTTCGTCCATTAGCGACATCTCGCTCCGGATGCCATCGAGTACATTGTTCTTTGCATTCCTCACTCTGAATCCCCTCTGTTTGAGCGCCACCTTGAACGACTTGGCCGACGGATCCAGAATGACTGGTACTGCTGATTTCTCTAAGCCGTTACGCTTATAGAATTGCTCTAGCTCATCGGCGTACTGCTCATCAGACAGCTGCGTGTTGGTCTCACTGTCACGTCCAGAGTAGTAATACTCATCGGTCGAATACCAGACACCCTGATATAGGCTCCAGCGTTTGAAAGCCGTAGCGTTCATGGTCCCGTAGTCAATGCTGACAGCATCTTGCTCATAAACAGTGTCCGCCGGCAGGTCCACGACCATCGTCTCCTGATTGAAATTGGAGTAGATGATCCCTTCTGCCATGACCCAAAGACCCTGGATATACCGCTTGTAGAACACTCCAGAATACTGGCTCTCGTAACGCTGTCGTGTCTCCAGGTCCATCGAAGGATTGTCGGTCATCAGGAAGTGCAGCCGCAGCGCATTGCGTTGTTGAATGCGGTCAATCCACTGGACTTTGAACCAATGGAATGGCCCAGCGGGGTTGCAATTAAACCAGAGCTTAGCGCCCGTTTCCGAGTTCCGTGCCGTGGCTTGATTGACGAACGATTCCGGCATGAGCGCCACTTCATCGAAAAAGAATCCCGCCGTCGTTAGACCCTGAACCAGGTCTTGACTGGATTCATCCTTGCCACCGAACAGATAGTAATAGTTCTCCTTGCCGCCGCGACTGATGGTGATCATGTTCTCGGACCGATTGTCTCGCAGATGAAAACCACGACTGGCCAGCATCTGTTTCAGCGGGCCGACCACGTTACGCCTTAACGAGCCAATTGTCTTGCCCGCCATGCCAAACTGCTTACGGTCAAACGTGTGCATTGACCAGAGGACAAACGACATGGACATCACGACCGTCTTGCCGGCTCGGATTGAACCGTCGGCGATCACCATGTATTTATCCTTAGTCGCTGGATATCGCCACCAGGAGAGGACTTGCATTTGCCGACGAGAAAACGGTTGGAACTTAAACGTCACCGTTTGCTTCGGCCGACGATTCATCATCAGCTGCATCTTGCTTGTCCTCTCCCTCCCACACATTGGATAAGTTGTTGTCAATCGCGTCGATGAAGCCATCGTCGTCCTGATTACCGACTTCTTCCGGGTGCAGAATCAGCTTGGCTTGACGTTCCAACAAATCGGCTTCAATCTTGGCTTTCCGAACTTGTGCTTCAAACAAAGGATCAGCCTCGGCGGTCGGATAACGTTTCAGGATTTCCTTTATCGCACCGATCCGGGTCCTGATATCGGCTTCCTTCTTCACAGTATCGAAGTAGTCCGGCCCGGACACCACAACGGTCTCTTTCTCCTCACCGCGAGCAATTCGAGTGAGCAGCTTCATGGCTTCATCGGCCTTCATGATCTTGTCGTCTTCAAGCTTTTTCATGAGCTCATCGACGGCGAGTTTTATCTGAGGTTTTCTGAGGTTCTCAGCACCGGACTGATATGCCGTTTTCTTGCTGTATCCGGCTTCCAGAGCGGCTTGTGTCGCATTCCCCAATTCTACGTATGCAGCAACGAACTTCTGCTGTTTTGCTGTCAGTTTCACTACATCTCACCACACCTCCTAGGACACTGATTTTCCCGGTTATTTGGTCAGTTCAATTCGACGCTTCGAAAAGAAGTAAGACAGGCCAAATGCGTTGATTTGAATCCACGACTCAGCGTATTGCTTGCCGTTCTCCCAATATTTCGTGATGTAATGATGCATGATGATCCCTCCGATTTTCGGTAAATAAAAAGACGCCGAAGCGTCTACGCAAACAAAGCAATTTATTTACAATCCTCAGATCACGTTTTCCGCCGCGTCTGAAGTGATTGCCGAGGACGGACTCGAACCGTCAACATCATGCTTATGAGGCAAGTGAGCTACCAATTGCTCTACTCGGCGATAATCAACACGCTCGCCGCACATCCGACGCTGTGGCACGTCTGGTAGTGAATGATCGGGTCATGGCATGTTGGCCCCTGGCTGACATGTGATGCGAACTGGATGTTAAACAGCTCGATTCCATATTATTTTCCACGTTACGATGTGGCAGTGAACGAGGGGCAATTGGGCGGCCAGGCATCGAGCCTGTCTGATCGGAAAGTATCAGAGCATCTGCTCCGCCCTCAAGATAAATCATGGTAAAGGAGGTTTTGTAGATTGCCATTACTGGCAATACAGCCGACGGGATTCGGACCCGCATACATAGACTCAACCCATTTGAGTTACGGCTGCACCGCCCACGACCGAGTTCAGGCGGTCGAACACATCCTTTCTGAATGTGTGTGGGCTTATCTAGCTTTGGTACACTATCATAATAACCTGGAAAAAGCGTTGTTTCCGACGACAAACCGACGATTTTTCAATCGAACCTTCTGAGGTCTGAGAGTTGGTACGCCTCTGCAAACATCAAGAAGGCCCACCGTTTCAGGTCACGGTATCGACTCTCCTCGTATCCAAGCTGCTGCATAATCTCGATATTGTTCCATTCCGGTACCGTCAAATATAGCTTGGTCAGGATAAACTCGCTCTTGGCGTCCAGTGCGTGAATAGCTCTGACCGTCTCCTCGACTTCCTGCAATGCAGACGCCCGTTCGACAAGTCGATCGTCAGCGTGATTGATTGCGGACTGCATTCTGGGCATTCCGTCCATATTGGGAGACTGCAACAAAGACAAGCTCCTTCCAGCACGCAGCACTCGCTTCTGATGTTTCTTGAGAAACCCCCTAACGTTGGCCACGGTTGATTTCACATCAAGTTCTGGCATCATCGCCATCATTACAGCCACCCCTTCTGGTATACTAGTCTGTGAGAGATATTCAAGGATGGCCGCCACGTGCGGCTTTTTTATTTGTCTGGGATTATGAATCCCCACTTCGGGTGCGTCGTCTTCAATGGTCCTCGGTGTGGCTGCTGCCGACACCATTCTTCGTTGCGCTGACGAGCGGCGATCATGCGGCGCTTCTTCTTTTTGACGCGGGATTTGGTTTTCCCCACTATTCTTTGCTCCAATCGATGATGATCTGGTTGTAATTAGTGGTCGTGCCACCAAGCCCGAAGAATGAAGTTTTCTCCACCCAGGTCTTGCGATACACCGACAGCGAGTGCAGCCGCTGAGACAGCATCAAGACCATCAAGTCATCTTCCATGCGGCTCACCAAATATTGGGCATGATTGTCGGAGTCTCTGTGGTATTTTTTCAAAAATTCGTTACGGTCGTACAACACCAGCTTCTTTTCGCCTCTGGATGCAGCTTCCCGGCAAAGTCGCGGCACGTCCGTATTGTCATACCAGCGCTCAAACCATCTGCCGTACTGTTCCTCCCGCAAAATGTTGAGTGCATGGCGCATATCGGTTTGTGTCATTATTTGCCCTCCAAACCAAGTGCAGTCTGTCCATCATCTTCTGGCACCTCATCAACTTCCAAGGCGGTTTGTGACGGTGTGAAATCGACGCTCACGTCAGTTTTCAGCAATTCGGAAAAAGCGTCCCGCTTGCCGTCAAGTTGCGAGGATGACACTTGAATTTTCAGCTCGACGAACGGACCGTCCTTGGCCATCTTCTCCGCACTACTGACGATAATTGCTGATGGCAGATGAATCGTGTTATTTGCTAAGGTGTTGTTATTACTATTGGTCATGTTAATCAGCCTCTTTCGTAGTCAATTGGTGGATCACTGCATTTTTTAGTTCCGGGCGCAAATGGACGATCACCCGCTTTTGTTCAGTGCCGTAATGGCTCTGATGGTACTGCATCCAGATACAGGCGCGGAACACGTCGCCGCCATTGGATTCGATGGCTTGCTCCATCGCCCGTTTGAACACAATCTGTTCTGGCGTCAATTACTCACCTCCCTCAATAATTTGTCGCGTTCCGCCAGTGATATTTGAAATCACGGGTGACCAGTGGCTGCTTCTCGTTCAACGGCTTGGTGACGCCCTGGGCGATTACCTTGAAATCGTGTGTCCGAACAACCACTGCTTCGACTGGGTGCCCATATTTCATCGCGAACAGCCGAAACCGCAACTTATTAGCCTGGTCAATTCCGTATGCGCCGAAGCTATTTTTGACGTCGATCACATGCAGCCACTCGCCCTCCCAGTTTTTGATGATCACGTCTGGCGTGTAGATGATGCTGGATATTTTACCGCCCTCAATCTCGGTCAGCGGCCGCAATTGAAATCGGGGGTGAATCTCGTACGGCAGACCGCAGTCCCGGACAAAGTGAGTGTAGAACTGGTACTCTTTGGCACTATCGAACGTGTGGCCATCGGCGAAAAACTTGTTGCCGCGCTTATTCAGGGCTGTTGGCGAACGCTTGTGCATTTTGGGTGAGCTACTCATTGGCTCTCGCCTCCCGTGCCTGCTTCAATCGCGCACCCATTTCTTTTCTCTGGGCGGCTGATAACGACCGTCGTTTCATGATGAGAACATTTCCGCTTATAGTTCCCTCCAATCGGGATATATCTCCGTTTTCCTCTACTGTCATAGTGGCGTCCTGAACCAAATCGTGCCATTTGCGGTTGTGTTTCGGTACGTCCGAATAGTAGTGCCATTCTTCCAGCTCGCGATCATAACTGATGATCGTCTCTTGCTCATTCCGTGGTGTCATCGCCATTTTCTACCTCCTACCCGGCTAAATATCCCAAGTCAGCATCTAGGTGTTTAACCGCTTCGACCAAATCCTCGATCGTTGATGACTTGGCCATGTATTCCACTATGCGATCCTTGTCCGCAGCAGAGATAATCAATTCCCCACCATCAGGTTCGCCGTAGTCCACTGAAAATTCCCCTGAAAAAATGCGCTCATGTCCATCCCAGTGAGAATCGGCAAAGATCCCACGAACGAAATCTGTGTTGATGTAATCGCCACTGTCCAATTTAATCAGCATTATCCTTGGCCTCCGTACACCTGATTGGCAAATTTCTTGTAAGCATCAAAGTAATACTCGTTCTTGTCCCCGTTGTAGGTGGCCTCGAAGTACATGCCGTCGGTGAGCGTCGTGCTCAGCAGCGCCTTGTTGTTGCCAAGAATCTTGCAGGACCAGACCACGTATATGCCGAACGTGGGCCAAACATCGCTCTTGTCCAGATGACTAATGGTCCATGAACGGACCGCGTCCTTGCAAAATTCGATAAATCTATCGGAATCCATCATTCTTCCTCCATCCATTCGTCACTGTCTATTACCCTGCTTCGTAGATTATGCACGACGTCCGAAATAGTAAGACAATCATGCGTAAACTTATCGGTGACGTGAGCGTCCCGTGCGGTCTGCTGAATCAACTCTTCGGCTATAAGCAGCTTCCCGTGGATTTCGCCACGCAGAAATTCATCTGCCATGCCGATCACCTCCAACTGATTTGATCACGTCCTGCTGCCATTGTTTCTCTTGACGCAATTGTCTAAGGCCAGATATGCCGATGGAGATAAGCAAATGTGCCCAGGCCATCTTGACCTCACTCCACCGCCAAGCCGCAGAATCTTCCCATGGTTTATTATTCATGGTCGTCGCTCTCAACCTCTTTCTGTTCATATTCTTCCAAGCGATAACGCTCAATTTCCTTCTGGTTAATTTCTCGCGCTTTCTTGACATACGGCAGCCATTTCTTACGCAACGACGCGAATTGGGATGCATCCGTCATAGTCCAGCTGGCTTCGGCCCATTCGCATAGCCCTTTGCCGTCGTGTGTTTTAGAAAATTGCAGTTCATCGTACGCAGTAACCAATGCGCACCAGCAATTGTTTTTGAGCAGCGCTTGCTTTTTCGTAAGCTGCATATGGATAACGGTCCACTGGCGATCATCTTCGTCATACTCGTCAAGACTGGTCTGGATTGTCTTGATGTCACGTTGAATCTGTTCAACAGCCTCAAATTGCATCATCACGAACAACGTGATCGGATAATCCCAGTAGTCGATCTGCTTAATCAGTTCAGCGAACGTCATGATCATGGCACCTTGAACAGCATGGTCGCTGGTAAAAATTCAAACTGCATTGATTTCAGCTCGCCGTCCCGGTTCTTGGCGACTCTGACCATAACTTGCCGAGTGCTGGCATCCTCCTCATCGTCTGTTCGGTATAGGAAGATGACCACATTGGCATCTTGTTCAATGGACCCGCTGTCCCGCAGGTCATACAGTTCCGGTGAACGGTTGTTTCGGGCATTATCTCGGTTCAACTGACTCAACAGAACGATAGGAACGTCCAACTCGTTGGCCAGGACTTTCAGCGCCCGCGTAATATGGGTGACATCCTGATACCTATTACCGGTCGGCTGGTCCGGCTCAATCAATCCCAGATAGTCAATAAACGCAACGTAATGGCCTTTCTGCGCAGACGCTGCCCGTGCTCGAATGGATTGAGTAATCTGTCCAAGCCGCTTGGCGTCTTCCACAATCTTGATGTTCGATCCATCAAACTCTTCTGCTGCCTTTACCACTTTTTGTTGCTGGTCACTGTCCGGGATATTCCGTTTGATGACACGCATGGGCACCCGTGAGGTAAGCGAAATGAATCGGTTGCGGGTTTCTTTGTTGGTCATTTCCAACGAGTACAGATCAATCACCATTTCTGTGCTGTTCCGCTGAATGCCGTCCATCATATTGATGACGAATGCCGATTTACCCGTGCTTGGTCGTGCCCCAATGATGATCAGCTGACCGCCAGACAAGCCCCCACCTAATAACTCGTTGACCTTAGGCATAGTCTTGATCATCCCGTCCGTGGAATTGGGCTTGCCCATTTCGGCCACATAATCGTGCATCAGCTGAGATAATTGATCGCCCTTGATGGCGTTGCCATCTTTGCCCATTTCTTCAAATGCCTTGAGCAAACTGGTGGCGTTCTTCTCATCAGGGTTGCGAGCAAAGTCGGCAGCTGCTTTCTGCGCCTGTGCAGTAGCATATTGTTTTTGCAAAGTTCGCACGACTGAACCAAGTGGGTACCGAACCAGCTGGCTTTCGTCGATTGGGCGCCAGTCGATGCTCTTGGCCACTACCTTGTTCTCTCGCTCAAATTTCTGTGCGAGATCCATTTCGCCAATCCAATCACCATCCAGCTTGATCATTAATCGCACCAGCTCACGGACTGCCGAATCACCAAACCATTCCGGTTTGACTGGCACACTGTGGATCAGACGCGGCTTGGTTGCCAGCTGACCAATCAACCAGTTCTCACTACTGTTCATTTCCACTCTTCTTTCTTTCGTACTTGTCCAGGAATTTCAGAATCTTGTCCGCTGTCGTAGTCCGTCCATTTTCCGTGAACATTCTGGCCGTGATCTCCGCCGCTTCCTGTCTGGATACAGTAGGATGCAGTGACATCTCGTCTTCAATTTCGTGCAGCAGCGCGGCGACCTTGTCTAGGGGTTTAGATTCTTGTGGTTCAGGGCTAATCCCACCACCTGACCAATCGTCTTCCCAAGAACGCTGATTAAAGAACGAGCTTCCCTGTTTGATGTATTGGGGATCAGTCTGTTCCTTAGTCAGATACTTGATATAGGCTTCGATGCCCGTCTTTATCTGATCGTCAGTTGCTCCATCTTTGATTGCCTTCTTATACGCCTTGAAAGAATTCTGTTTTCCCAATTTCTTGGGATACAATTTCCAAAGGGCATTAAAGCGATCAAGCAAGGCATCAGATGATGGTGTTTTCTTCTTATCATTCTTATAGTTCTTATTTGTGTCGGTTTGTTGTTCGGTAGCTGTTCGGTAGCTGTTCGGTAGCTGTTCACTTTCTTGGTACTTGTCCCAGTTAACGATAGTAATGACGCTGTATTTCGGGTTCGATGAGATGTTCAACATTCCGGCTTTTTCGAATTTCTTTAAGCCCCTCCACACAAAACTGCTGTTCACTTGCTGTGCAGGTTTGACACCCTCGTTCATCTTATCCCGCATGGCTGTACGGCCCGTGACGAACTGACCCCTGTTCAGGGAAACCGTCATTCCGTTAAAAGTAATGTCCCTATCGTCAAATGATGCCTTGTATAAGCAGAGGTGCCAGAGCTTGAATAGATCGCCACTCGACCAGGGCAAACTGCCGACACTCTTGCGGAAATCCTTTATCCAACCTCCGTCCGCCATCTAATCACAGCCTAGAATGGGAGATCGTCATCGCTGATGTTGATTGACTCACCACCGTCCGCGAACGGGTCCTTGACAGTGCTGGCTGCTGGTTTACTTGCAGTCGTGGGGGAGCTGGTGTCATGCTGTTTGATTTCTGGTTCTTCCGTCATCGCTTCCTGAGACGGCTTGAAGCTGGTGATGGCTGGATACTGCTTACCGTTGCTTTCCTCAATCTTGACCTTCACCCGGACCGGCTTGCCCAGCATTGCTTCTGCCCAGCCTTGTGGATTGCCGAAATCGTGATTGTCCTCGAAGGCACCAGTGGCCTTAGTCAGGGCGTTGAAGCGCCAATCAGATTTGGGACTGTCTACGAAGTTATCAAACCGAATTTCCGACCCAGCCCCTTCCTGATCAACATCGTCACGCACCTTGTAATTCATCGTGATCATGGGCCGGTTGGTTGATTTCGTCATCGTGTATTCGTAGGCATTAGGATAAACTTCGTACTCGCCTGCTTTAGTGATCATCGAATTGCCGGTATTATTCTCGTTGTACTTGAAACTCATTTTTCAGCACTCTCCTTCTTGGTTGGTTGCTTCGTGGCTGCTGCTTTTTTCTCAGTGGTCTTGGTCTTTTCCTTCTTGGCTTGTGCCTCGGCGTACTTGTATCCCTTAGCCAACTCCTCCAGAGTCCAGTCGGCGAAACTGTCCTTGCCCAGTCGCTTCTTCAACATTTCAAGGCTATTCGCTGCTGCGTCATCCTTGGCAAGTGTCTCGATGGCGATTAAAGCCTTGCGCTTGCGCTCACGCGCCTCGGCCACCAGGTCAACGCCCTCCTCGGCCCATGCGTAAATCTTGTGACCTGTCTCCCGATTCAGTGGACGTTGCTCCGTGAAAATGGACGAATTGTCTTTCATTGCCTGAGCACTGTGGTCTTGATAAAGCTGGAAGGTGATCGTGAACTCGTATTCCAGCCCGTCCTTCAAGTCCGGTTTAAGGCCGACCTTCTCAACTTGGACCTTGCCCACGTCATTCCGAGTGACTTCGATGCCCTGCTTACTGCGGGACGTCGCGATAACATGGACATCGGTATCAGACAGCAAGCGCAACAACTGCTGCTGGTCTGGGCCGACCTTCTTCCAGTCGCTGAACGCCCCGCCAAGCTCGTTCACTTTATCAATCAGTCCGCCTTCACCGCTCCATGCGCTGGTGAGCGAGTCAATGATGATCACTTCCACGCCGGCCTGCTTCAACATATCAAACGCCTCGGCGTAGCTCTGGACGGTGAATGGCGGTTTCAATTCAACCTGCAAGAAATTACCAATCGTCACGTTGTCATGCTCCGTGTTGACGTACAGGCTTGACCGATTGTGTTCAGTCTCCACCATGCCGATTTTGGCCCAGTGCTCTTCATCGGTTGCTTTGGGGAGCATCGCCTCGACAATGCCCTTAGCGATGAGCAGTGAACTGAGCGTCTTGCCTGAGCCGCTGGCGCCCATCAGCATAATTGGCACTTTAATCTTGGCCCGTTCGGCCTTCTGAATTTTCATCGTGCATCTTCCTCCTCGTCCATCCGTCCCAGATATCGCTGAATCTCTTCGTTTGTCATGCGGTCCATTTCTTCAAGCGACATTACCTCACCGCCCAAGACAGGCCGTTCGCAGTCATGTAGGCTTGGAGTGCATCCATTTCGTCCGGCGTGGCCGACACTTCGATAACGTAGCTGTACTTCTCAGGACCGGCATCCACGACTTCGCCGGTTTCGGTATCCACCAACTGGTCACCGACCTTCTGCTGGTGGAGAGCATCGATGGCTGCCTGTGCTTCCTGGCGCTGCCTCTCGGCTGCTGCCTCCTGCTTCTGCTGTTCGGCATAGTTGTCCATCCGAGCCATGACGTCGGTCATCTCAACGCCCTGGTCAACCAGCCCAAGCCAGCCGCCAGCATCAACATCCAATGCCTTGGCGTAATGAGCAATTGCTTTTCGGTCAGCCTCATGCTTTTCCTTCTGGCTTTTGACGAAATCGGCTGCGGCCGCAATCTGACGGGTGCGCTCAATGCTGGATAACGACTTGTTTTCCCAGTGCTGATCGTATTGGATATCTTCCGGTGCCAAGCCACGGGATTCTGTGATGGTCTTGATTTCCTGGCGCACTGCCTCGGCACGCTCTTGCCGCTGCCGTTCTTCCAAGCCCTTCACGCCTTCGTCAATCGGGGCAATGGCCTGGTCAATGATGCTAGTCAGTGCATCCACCTTGTCCTTAAAATCGTCATAAGGCTTGGCATATTCGCGGCGGACTTCCTTGCGCTTGTCATCGATGGCCATCCGAAACTTGCGCAGATCAGCTCGTGATTGCTTGGCTGCTTTGAGTGTCCGTTCGGTGATCATCAGATTAGCGTACTTGGCGGCAATAGCCTTGGTCTGCTCAACCATGGCGTCATAATTCTGGATGGCCAGCGATGCCGGCGTAAATTTGACACCGAAGTTCGTGACAGATACTTCGTTTTGGTTTAAGCTATTCATGTAAAACATTTCCTTTCACATTGCCGTCTGACGTGCCCGCGTCGGCGGTTTTTTCTTTACCTTCTACCCAGTCCAGGATATCTTCGAGTAGCAGGATTTCTGAGGCTAGTGATTTCATGACATCTGCATCCTCCTGGTACAATGCCTTGTAAGTCAACGCTTTAACCTTAAGCTCACGGAGTTCCAACACGCGTTGATACACGTCAGTACCGGTGCTGTTGATAATAAATTGCGGTCTCATTACGATTTCCTCCTATGCCCACGCGTCTAGCAGATGGGCTTCCTTGTGTTGACGAGTCAGCTGACGGATCTTCTTGTCAGCGATCCGCAGCAAGTCATCGATCTCATCTGACGGACCGGCCAGGATCCGCAGCATCGTGATTCGATTCCGCCAGTTCATCAGTGTCGCCAAGTGCTTTTCATCGTTATTCATTCTGATCATCCTTTCTAGTTCCATCCGCTTCCCTGGATTCGGTCCCAGTTCTTCTCGATCCAGTAAGCCATTGGCCGCGCCTTAATCTTCCATGGACTGCCCTTGCCGCTGCTGAACCGGACTGGCCCATCACGGTCAGTGCTGAGGTCAAACTCGTTTGGCTTGAGCACATGCTCCACCAACCAACCAGAGTCTCGGCCCACCTGATCTGCGAACTGTTGCAGTGTCCAGGTCACGCCCCAGAGATCAGGGCGGACACTCTCTGGCGGTTGCTCAAAATGTCGTTGCAATTTAGTCGCCGGCATCTTTACTCACCTCCTTCCCGCCTACCTTGTTGCGTGCCATACTCCGAAGAATTGGCACAATACGGCCTGCTGTAGCCTGGGCGTACCCCAGTGAATAAGCGGGATCATCATTGGGCAAAATCGTAATATGATCGACCAACCGATAAACCTCTTCCAGTTGGTCCTGGCGGACTGCAATCTTTCGTTCATCTAGTTCCATTTCTGTTCCTTCTTTCTGGTTGTCTATGGGATAATATCGGCAGGAGGCGATTACCATGTCCGATGAATTCCCGACGTATCGTGCGGCTCGCAAGGTGTTGAAGGCTCTCAATCAAGTTGCTTTGCCTGGCCAGATTGTGCCCAGCGACGTCGTCGCAACACGGCTGAATGTTTCTCACTTGGTGGTTGAAGACCATGCCAGATACTTGGCGTCTATTGGGTTGCTCAAGTACGACAAGTCCAAGACGGACTACTATGCTTCACTCAGTCCAACGGACGCTGGATCCAAGTATTTTGTCTTGTCGGCCGACCGGGTTCGCCAGTTCATGTATAAGTCCGTGGCGGTGCCTGTCCTGGTTAGTCTGCTCACATCACTTGTTCTTCACTGGCTATTTGGATAAGAGCCAGTACACAAATGCCGCCGTGCAGAAAGCCACAAACGCTGGCACAATCCATTCGTTGATGATCCTGTCGTTCTGCTCCTCGACCGGGTCTTTTCTTCGTTGTCCGTACATTATTTAGTCCTCCTCGACATATCCGATCCGACGCAGCAGACGAATCACTGCATCCTGGACTTCGCTCAACGTATTCAACTCGGGCGACAAGTAGAAGTCCTCGCCTTCCGAATAATCGCTGAACCAGTAAGTCCCGTCCGGTGCCTGGGACAGATCGCCGATTTCATCACCATCGACGATCACAATGCTGACCGCATCCGAGGCGGGAAATGATGGCAGGTTCCGGAATTTGACTGTGCTTTTCATCTTGATTTCCTTCTTTCCGTTTGCTCGTGAGATAATGCTTTCAGGAGGTGATGAATTTGATCTGGTTCTCTGTAACCTTTCTGCTTTGGAGGATGAGCCTGTTCGGTAGGGCCAAAGTATCCCCGAAATATCGGCACTTGGATTTCGTTGAAGCTAATCAATTGGCTAGGCGAGAATATCGACATGTCAAAGCGATCGACTCCTCGGTTACCGAATCCGTGCCCACTGAGTACATGCGGATAACTGTCCAAGGTAAATATCACCTGATGAAGGTAACTCTGTCCCTAGTTCCTTGGCTTATTTCCATCCTCGCGCTTATCATCAGCATTCTTGCTTATTTGAAAAGATAAACAAGAATCGCAACGACCAGGGCAATGCCTGACATAATGTATCCACCAATCTCAATCCGACGTTCGTACTCGTCCGGAGTGAGATATTTTTGCTTTGGTTTACTCATGGCTTTCACCACCTGAAAGCGGGGCCGTATGCTCCTTCGACGACTTGATTGCCTGGACACCCCGTTCCGAGTACACCCACTGCGGCACCTCTTTGTCGCTGAACCGTGATTTGCTGTTCGTCCAGCGGCCGTATTCGTTTTGGCCAGGTTGTTCCGCCTTGATCCCCAACTTATTGGCGATCTTGCCAACCTTTTGAGCGGACGAGATACCGAGCTTCTTTGCCACCTCGCCAGCGCTGTATTCTTTCTGCTTCATGACTGGGATTGTCATCTCGCCGGTCAATTCCTTAGCAGCCAGAGCAAGCAGCGTCTGCTGTGATGACTTGGAGTCGGTGTGCAGTGCGATCCGATAGAGAGCATTGGCTCGCTTGGTTTTCTCACGGGTGATTGCCAACTCGGCCTGCTGCGTTGAATCCAGTTTTTTTACCGGAAGCCGTTTTAGAGTTGCTTCCATTGAGTCAAATGCTTGAATGTACTGGATTTTGAATTTCAACGCTTCCTTTCCGGTGAAACCCATTGCCAAGAGTGAGAAACCATCCCGGTTCATGAAATACAAGGGGTATTCTTTGCCTCGGCTTTTGTAGGTTCCTTCTGCAAAGAATTTGGCGGCGGAATTTTCCGCCACGAGATTTTTGACGGTTTCTAAAACGTCTTTGTGTTGCTTGCCAAACACTTCGGCGACGCGCAGGCTTGAAGTCACCGCCCGCTGATCGTGCATGATTACCAGTTCGTTCATTCTTCTTCCTCCATTCCTAATACCTTGTAAATCTTCTGACGGATACGGCGGGATTTGGGATCCACGCCACCATGTACCGCTCGACTGACCTGCACTGTTCCCTCACCAATGAAGTTGGCAAGTTCTCGCTGAGACATGTCTTGCTCAATCAGACTGATTTTTATTCTTTTGAAAATCTGATCTGCCTGGCTTGTGAGCTTTTCTTCCGGCACTGTCATCACCCCATTCCAGTAATTTGTTGATAAATGTGTTGCGTTTTCGTACTGAGCTCAGTACAATCAGGGTATAGGAAATAAGGAATACATCTCAGCCCCACAAGCGGTTGTTCGCCAAAACTCTTCGCCTGTGGCCTGGTTACTTGTTGCCTAACTACCTGACAAAAATAATAATAACTGAGTTCAGTACCAAATGCAACCACCTTGTACTCAATTCGGTGAAATTATTTTTGGCAGACACGGGAGATGCTGAAATGACGCTGGTTGAACGTATAAAAAAAGCCGCTGAAGCACGTGGCTGGAACTTGAAAACCACTGCGGAGAAGGCTGGCATTGGGATCAATAGTATTTATCGCTGGAAAGATCAAACCCCAACAGCCGACAGCCTGTCAAAGGTCGCCAAGGCTCTTAACGTCTCCGTTGACTATCTATTAGGTAACGAAAAGCCCAAACCTGTTCCGCACGACATTGACTTAAAAAAAGCGATGCACGACAACGATACCGTTGTTGCTTGGGACGGCAAACCCATCCCACCCGAGGAAATGGAAATGATCCGCCGAATCTTGGACGGGGGAAAGTAGGGACGCCGATTGGACAAAGAATTGCTGGACTACTTACTCGGTATCGCTTGGGATCATGGGATTGGTTATAAGTTGGAACCGATGGAAGATGATCACTGGATACCGGTTTATTTGCCAGCCAACAACCTCATCATAATTAACACTAACTGGCACATCCCGCAGCAGATTCCTTTGCAGTTGGCCCACGAAATTGGCCATGCCCTGGACGGTGATAATGAGTACGAATATCAGGCGTGTTTTGCTGCGTCATCCAAAGTGGAGAATGCCGCCACCCGTCGTGGGCTAGAACTGATCATTCCCCACGTCTATGAAGATGTTGAGCCATACGACGTTAATTATCAGCGATTTATGGATTCCTTGGCGGTTCCGTCTCACTATGCTGGCGTTGTGGAGGAGATCATTGATGACTATTACGCTGGAAGGGAGGAATAAAAATGGATGTAGAAGAATTACGGCAATACATCGAGGAGAACAGTCACATCAAGAATGCGTTCATGAGCCACGAGCTGGCTCATCTTAACGAAATCAACGATGGGCTGGCTCCATCTCGTCGTCACAACGCAGCCGTCCTGCAGCATGACGCAGATCGGGCTTATGACGCATTTATTGATGATCTGTACAACCGGATCATGGCCGGGCTTAAACTCCACCGCACTGACAGCGCCGAAAAATGGGCGACCGCTATTGAGGAAGCGGAAGTCTTGGATAATGTCGAGGAGTCAATCCTGGATGCCGACGAATAAGCATCGTAGTCAAACAATGTGAATGAAGTTGTAATGATTTTCTCAACCTAAAGGAGCGTGGTCTTATGGCAACCGTCATGGTCCGCTTTTATCAATGTGGTCACCGAATCGTCAAGAACTTCCAAGCAGAACTGATCAAGACGTACACAAATTCTGCCTTGCTTGACATTACGGATAGTCAGGCTTTTACAGTTCAAGAAATCATTGACTTAAATCATCGCATCGTTGTGCCGATTAAACGGATTACCGAGCAAAGGGAGTCTCGCAAATAAAAAAAACCTCACCCGCTGTAACGGATGAGGGATTGGAGCCCTGTGGTAAGCTCTGGATCTCAAATCAAGTTTACCACAATGGAGGAATCATCATGAAGAAAAAGAGTTTGGCGCTGATCACCGCACTATTGGCATCAACGCTTGTATTGACCGCCTGCGGCAGCAGTAATTCGGGGAGCAGCAGCAAGTCATCATCGTCTGCAAAGACGGAGAAGGTGGCAAAGTCCAGCAGCACCAAGGAAAGCTCGTCATCCAAGACCGAGACGGCCAAAGTGGACCGTGCCGGCTACGACGCCATTAAGATTGGCGACTTGATGAAGCAAGGCGAAGGCGGCGACACGTTGGAGGCGTTGAAGACCAAATTCGGCGCGCCGGCGTCATCAACCACGAGCACCACTAACGGAGTCAAGACCGACATCATGGGCTGGACCAACGTTGACGGCCTGGCAGGCGCCACAATGTCTGTATCCTTTGTCAGTGACAAGGCCGTGAGCAAAGCAATCTCAAAGCTTAATGCTGACCGTCCGAAGGACATCACCCTGGCAACGTACAACGGCATCAACACTGGAGCCAAAATGGAGGACGTCAACAAACGGATTGGCGAACCCAACGGCTTGACCGAGACCAACGTCGCCGGCCAGACCACCATCGTTGCGGTGTACCTCAACAAGGACATCACCAGCTACGCCAGCCTGTCATTTACCAACGGTACGCTGACCACCAAGACACAATCAAACCTGAAGTAAAAAAAGGATGTGTGAACATGGGCTACAAGGATTATAAAGAGATTGTGTACCTTGACGAAGTAGAACTCACTTCTGCATTGGCACAGCTTCAGGGCGGCCTTAAGGAGTCGCTGGTCGCAACTGACAATCAAGTAAAGGGCACCACAACCGGCGGAAACTTAGGCGGCAATATCGATGGAAAGGTGGATGCACTTATTGCCAAAGCCGCCCTTGGAGCCAATTGGAATCTTACAGCCGAAAAACAGAACAGTGAATCTGTTAGCCAAGCAATGAATGTGGTGTTCAAAGATTATCAGCTTGAGCGTCTGCTGAAAGAACTCGATGATGAATTGCAGAAAAAGACTGATTCCGTCACTGAAGGTTCGTTCGTGCTAATCGAGGGATCCTTTAAACTTCTTGACTTTTCTTCCATGCTGACAATTGTAACGGGAAATACGCTGAAGAATTTAATGAAAAAAATCCCGGATTCTACCGACAGTAATAAGACATGCTGGAATAAACAAGCAGAAGACGGGTTCAAGTTGATGGGGTATCTTGCCGATCTCGGAAACAAAATGCTGCCTGACACAATGATGGTTCTCTTACCGAATGCATCAGTCTATGCGGAAAAAAGCAACTTCCGCATTGCAACCGGACAAACAGGCCCTCTACTCGCCAGTGAACGAAAAATACACGTCCTTGGAGTGGTAGAATCCTACGCAGGCAACAGCAAGATGGACATGGACACGTTGAACAATGAATTTGCAAAGGGAGACTTTTCAAATATTGGATCCTTCATATCAAGTTTCTCCGAGAATCTTTTGACGGACCTCGGTGTAATAAAAAGTGGCAACCAGCTCATTAAGCCGATTGCCATCTATTTTGAAAACGACTAATCCTTCAGATACTTGGAGACGGTTTTCTTTTGCTCTTCAAAATTATGTTGCATCTGTTGCTGTTCTTTATCGACGCTGGCCTGATTTGCCAGAGCATGTTTCAAACCGACTAAAGTGAACTTTCCAAGCTTTTGATTGATATTATTATCTTGCATCTGGCTCACCCCTTCGCGGAGATTATATCACAGCAAACAAAAAGCGCCTACCCTCAAACCTTGGCCGGTCGGGTAGACGCTGCAGAAACGACGCTCGATGAGGGCCGCTCTTCGTGTACTCATTATAGCATAGGAGGTTAAACATCATGTCAGTTTTCAAACGAGATTCCGGAAAATGGGTTTCTCAAACGTCGTATTACGACAAAAACGGAAAAAGAAAGTACCGTACGCGCACATTTACCACCAGGCGAGAGGCGTCCGTCTTCGATGCCCAGCAGATTCAGGACGCTGAATTGGAAACGGGATCCATTCCACAGGACATCTCTATCGCCAATTATTTTGACCAGTGGGTATCCACATACAAGAAACCAGCTGTGTCGGCCAATACATTACTCAAATATGTCACCAGCGGGAACACTATCCGGGAGTATTTCCGGGACAAGAAGCTCAAAGACTTGAACCGTATTGAATACCAGAAGTTTTTAAACTGGTATGCCGACGACGGTTTCGGGCATAAGCATAGCAAGGAAAGTGTCGAGAAGCTGCACGTCCATGCTCATGCAGCCATTCGTGCCGCTTATGATGATGGTTATCTGAAACGGGACATCGCCAACCGGCCAACCATTGGTGGTATGCAAGGGAAAAAGGATTCTCTGAAGTTTCTGGAGGCCGCTGATTTCGAGCGACTGCGGGATTACGTCAATCAGTTTGCCAGCCCTGATCGTCTGTCACTCATGATGATTCAGACAGCCATTTATTCCGGCGCCCGGCTCTCCGAGATTGCTGGCCTGACGTTTGACGACGTGGATGAGAAAGCCGGAACACTGGACATCAATAAGAACTATGACTACGTGGTGCCAGATAACACGTTCAAGCCAACCAAGACAGCCAGCAGCACTCGCGTCATTGACGTCTCCCCCATCCTCATCAAATCGCTCCATAAGGTCATCCTAGCCCAGAAGGTGCGAGCTAAGGTGAATCCCGATAGTCTGGTTTTTGCAGGCTTAGACGGCACGCCACCGACTTCTAACGGGGTCAATAAGGAGCTGCGGCGGGCAATGGCTCACCTACAGATCGAGAAGGATGGATTCACCTTTCATGGTCTTCGCCACTCCCATGCGTCATATCTGCTGGCGTCTGGCGTAGATCTGCAGTACGTGTCCAAGCGCCTGGGTCACGACAATATCGGGATCACGGCCAAGACATACACACACATCCTGGACCGGCTGGAGAAGCGGGAAATCCAGAAAATGCTGGAGGTGCTGAAATAATAATTTCGTGTCGGCTGCATCCTTTGCGGGCCAAGGGGTTGGGAGTGATTTGACTAACTCAATGACTAACGGAATGCCGATTTCTGCTGCCAGTTAGTCAGCTAGTTAGTCACTTGGAAATATCCTCTCTGTTTCTCTCGCCTTCTCAAACACCGAAATCGCGTCATATCAACGTTCAGAAAGCGTAAGAAAAAGGGAGAAACCGAAGTTTCTCCCTAGATATACCGGTGATCGGGGTAAGATAATCCATATAACCCGCATGGTTGTCTGCTTTCATAGCGGGACGGTTAGTACAAAGTTAGTCAAAGCGGCTCTAATCCGCGTCTAACAAGGGGTTCGACGCCCTATCGGGTCTTATGGAGTTTTTACTCATTTTGCAAATCGCTCAACCACGGGGTTTGCATGTTGATTTATGGCATTACGGAAAGACCAGAAAGCACAAAAAAAGCGCCCTCCGGCAATACCAATTATTGGCTGCCAGAGGGCGTTTCTACTGTCGTATTGGGTCAAGGTTTCCCAGGTCCGAATTGCGTGTACTGTTTGGGGATCCAGGTGTTACTGCCCAGGTCGTAGTACACCTTGCCGTTGATTGTCTTCTTGCCGAATGTCTTCCACCGGGTACCAGTCTTCAGACGCCGGCCCCAGAACTTGCCAGCGCCATCCACGACATTGACGCCATAGCCAGCCGTGTAGTTGATGGTGATCACTCGGTCATCCAGGTTGGTGTAGCGACGAGGCAGATACTCGTCGTTGCCGACCAGCAGCATGGGCTCACCATTGATGATCCGTTCTCCGAGAGACTTCCAGCGTGTGCCGTGCAACAGCCGCCGGCCCGTCCATTGGCCATTAGCGTGGAACGTGTTGACGCCGTATCCAGGCTGATACACCACCTGAGCAATGGACTCGTCAATCGCTGGTCGCGGCCAGCCAGTCTGACCAAATGCTTCTTGATCCCACTGGGCCAAACCGTTTGCCTCAATTGTCGAGATGATTGCGCTGGCGTAAGTGGGCGCAGTAGCATAGCCATCCTGCTGCACTAAGCGAGCAAACTGCTTGTAATCCTTGACGCCTAGCAAGTTATGGTAACGCGAGTTGTTGATAAAGAAGTTGGCGTGATCGAGGACCGACGTGCTCCAGTTGGGGTATTTGCGGAACTGAGCGTAAATGGTAGTCCAGTACCCGTAATACTCCTTGGTGGCAAACGTCACCGATTGGCCATTGTAACTGCCCTTGATGCCGAACAGATTGTTGTTAGGCGGCAGTGCGAGCTGTGACGTGCCCCAGCTGGATTCGATGGCAGCCTGGGCAGCCGTCACGGATGGCAGCACACCTTTACCCCATGACTGGAGGGCACCCGACTTGATGGCCGCGAAGAACTGCTGTGCATTAGCCATTGATTGGGCCGCCCCCTGCCTCTTGCTTTTCCGCCGCTTCCTTAGTCAGTGCGCTACCCAGGCGGGTCAGCGTGTAGGTGGCGCCATTGGTATCCACCGCCAGTTGGCTGTCTGGATAGTAGGTCAGTTGCTGGCTCGACGAAGTATTAGCAACGGGTACAACCGGCTTCTCCGTCACGTTGACCGGAGTAATCGATACGGCGGCCTCTTTATCCCAGGCCAGATGCATAGCAGAGACAGCAGACTCAACGGCACCAGCGATCACGTCACGGGACACGTCCTTCAAGCCAAGAGTGCGCAGCGTGGACGTAACGGCATCGATGGCATCCTTGCGCTTCTGGGCGTTGTCCAGATTACCAGTTTGCAATTCGTGCACGACATACGTCGCGACCTTGTTGATCACGTCAATCGTCGTCTGAGCAGCTTGATTGTCCTTAGCCGCCTCTTTGATCTGGTTGCTGTTACGCATAAACCAGGCCAACACCGCACCAACGATGAGCACAATCACCTGGACGATATTATTGATCAGTTGCTGATCCATCAGTCGTCTCCTCCTTTGCGGGTACATTACCATCAGTCACGATCTGGACCGTGTTCTTTCGCTGGTTGCTGTACATATCGAGCTCATGGGCCACTTGGTCACGTAAAAATGGCTCAACGTCATCAATTGATCCGCGGCCATTCAAAATATCAGCCACTCTCAGCATGACTTGCGTGCTCGCCATGCCTTCATTTTTCTTTGCTGTCAGTTCGTTCATCATTCACCCTTCTCTCGTTCGTTCAGCTGGTTCCGCAATTCAGCGTTGCTTGCCTCTGAATCCTTGTATTTCTGATACATGTCGGCAAGCTGCTCCTTCAAGCTCTCAATTTGCTGCTTGTAGCCATCAATGAGGTCATTGGTTTCATCACGCCGGCTCTTCTTTGCGAATTGGAGGTAGGCGATATAGGCCAACGCCACGGGAACGACCACTTGCAGGATTTGTGCCAATGACTTCATCAGGTCTGTCAACCTCTCCCACCTCCATGATCCTCAGTATCGCTTTTGCGAGCCAGATAGATCACGAAAGCAGTATTCAGGGCATTACTTATCCAAGGCATCGAATCCCACCCCAAGCCGATCCAGTGAAAGAACTGATAGACTGACAGGGCGCCGAACAAGAACGTTGCCACCAGAATAATATTGCGATTCCAACGGACTGCCCGCCCGCCGTCGATGACCCATGCCAGGAAAAATAGTCCAACCAGCACGTACACGGCCCCGGTCACATTGTCATTAGCCCACACGGTGAGCCAGCTGTGCGGCGGCCACCGAAAATATTGATCATGACCGACCAGAAAGATACCGATGCCGATGAGTGCAATCCCAATGGCAACATGCATTGGATTATCCTTGACCGATTTCCACACTCCACTCACCTCCTCACATTAGATATCCAATCAGAAAGCTGGCAATGACCAACAGGACTATGCCTGCTGCTTGCCAGCGTCGTCGTTTTTTGCTGTGTCGAGGATCTTCTGGACCTGCGGACGGATCACTTCAGGAACTTCTTCGATCTTGCGGCCGCCATCAAGGACATTGGCAGCGTACAGTGCGGACAGAGCGCTAAATTTGAAATTCAACATGATAAATTCCTCCATTCAATTTTGGGTAAACAAATACCGCTACTTTTCAGCAGCGGCTGCATCGACTAATTTCTTAACGTCGTCCCGGATCAATTCCGGGACTGAATCAATGGTTCGCTGGCCGTCAGTGATAGCCTTGGCATAGAGCTGCTTGATGGCATTCATTACTTTGTGCCCCCTTCGTCTGCTGCCTTGGCGTCATCCTTGGCAATCGTGCTGGACAATACTAAGTCAGAGATTTCCAACAGTGATGCCTGCAACTGTGTTGCTTGCGAGCTTGCATCATTGGCAGCAGCCTTGGCATCAGTAGCCGTGTTATTGGCCGTGGTAGCCGTTTGACCAGTCGTTTTCAAACTTGCAGCGAGTTGGCTCAACTGCAGCTTGATCAAGTCCTCTGACCCGTCAATCCATTTGAGATGGCTCCAGTCATAATATGGCAATTTGGACGCTAGCTCATCCGGGATTGGATCCGTAGTGTACGGATAAACCACTGGTAAATCAGGTGGCCAGTACATCAGCGCGAAAAATGACCCGTCTGGTCGTATAGTTTGATAAGTCAGGTAAACCTTCTTCATTTCATTCTCTGCCATTTCGGCACCTCCTATAGATATTGGTAAATACCAGCAATTCCAAGAGTAAACTGTCCAACACTCGAGGAGTTTATCCAGCCCCAGCCGCCATCTCCACTATTAATTTGGAGTTGATCATTGACTAATTTCATGGTGTATGTGGACATATTACTGACCATAGAAGCATTGCCATAGTATGTGGCGGCAATTATCCAATCAGTTGCCAATAGTTCTACACCGCTAGTCCGTAACTGATTGATGTCCAAAAGCATTGGCTTCCATTGGATTGCAAAAGTAAAATTATTGATAACAGGGCTAGTTAGTTTTTCCGCTGTTAAAAAAGTCGATCTACCACCAATAGTAATACTTGGCTCAACAAGTATTTTCCCTACTATTTTTGCTCCGTTAATTAGCGAAATATTCATTGTCGTACCACCAGAATATGAAAAATTCGTTAATTTAGTGAGGCTTACCCCCCCCCCCCCCCAGATTTTTATACTCTATACCTGCAATAGATATTGTCTGACGCTCGGCACCGCCAATTACTAAAGCCATAGCTTCATCACACCTTTTCCGTAATCATTGTTAACACCGCTGAATAGTACGAACCGGCAGAAACTGCAAACAAATTATCCGAACCACCAGTCAAACCAATTACGTTCGTGTTTTCATTTACACTGATAGTCATCTTCAACTTTGCCGAGTTGAAACTCGTTTTTTTTAATTGTTCAAATGGTGTTGCGGGATCCTTATATTCTAAGGATTCACGTATATCAAATATCTGTGACCAGTCCGTGATGCTCAACCCTTTTACGAGTTGATCATACGTAGTCTCAATAGGCATTGCCTTGTATGTGCCTCCACTATCATATGACGGATACTTACGTATAGAATTACCTGCTGGGGACTGGACGGCCGATGGCACAATTTCAAACCAGATTTGAACAGGTCCATCTGGCTTTTTAGCGAGAGTAGCGCTGTATGTCGAATGCATCGTCGCAATTGAGTTAACATTATAAGCTGGAATTGAAAGAATGTTCAGTAGTACCCCCCCCCGATTTCTGAACGAATTCTGTTCCTTTAATGTAAATCGTTCGTCTTTCTTGTCAATCCATGATTAATGCCATTCGTTAAACCTCCTGTTCTGAGATTACTTGGAACACGCTTGTGTAACCAAAGGACATGCCCCATCCGTTTGCACCAGTGTCAATCCAGAATATTTTCGTATTCATCGGTGTGAAAGTTAGTGTGTTTCCTGTCAGCTGAACAGTAATGTTGTTCCCGGTCGGAGAATTGAACGATGAGTTATTCCCCGACACTGCTTGTAAAATCCAATCCTCTGGTTTAAGCAAATAGCCTTCGCGCAATTGGCTCATCAAAAGGGTGATTGGTCGATATCTGAATCGAAACCCATAATCAGATGTAACTGGCAACGGATCTGTAGATGTAAAGACACTATCTCCATTACGAACATTAAAGTTGAGCATGAACATCAGGCTTCCCATAAGCCGATCTCCATCTGGCACTGTTACTGACTTGGCCTTTCCGGTAATCGTTATCCCTGGCACATCCAGCAACTTCAATAATTGACCGTCATCCGGTTTCTTCACGAACTCTTGCCCTCCAAGTGAAACGGCGTCTCGCTCCACTCCACTAACTACGAAAGCCAATGTCATCACCCCTTTTCATCGATCGCCCAGATGCCGTTTTGTTTATCGGCGGTGCTGAGTTTGTCGTAGGCCGTACGCGTAATCGGTTTTATATAACCAGCCAATGCTGCGTCGATCTGTGCGCTGACCTGATCGGCTGTACGGTATTTTGCACCGTCTTCAATGGTCAGGTACTTTTTAGCAGCGTCTACCTTAGATAAAAAGTCAGCGACCAATTTATCAGTCGTCGTGTACTTACTCATATCTGGTGCTGGGACAACAATGGCGATATTGCCGTCAGTGGCTGGCAGAATCTTATCGCCACCGTTAATGGTCACCGACCGAGCGGGATTGCCCAGCTCCGTTTTAGTGGCGTAGTTATCCTTAATCTTGTTTTCCAGCTTATCCAATGCGGCCTGGCCTAAGCCAGATGTGCCGTCCTCTGGCAAGATGATCTCTAGTTTGTCAGTGTCACCGATAGTTGAACTGATCCAATACGCCTGAGACGAACCGGCGTTGTCTGGATAAACGTATTGCCCAGCCTCAAACGTCACGATGGAATATAGGATCTCCTCACCGGGGGTCTTGTCGTCCACTGGCTTAGCAAACAGCCCGAGTGTGTTGAGTGTAAACGCCTTGGCCGTCTTCGATTGGTCAAAGACAGCTTCCACTTGGACCGTCGTGTCATCGACCACTTTGGCGCCGCTGACCTGTGTCTCCTGATTGACCGGGATATCCTTCGCAAGCAGTACAGACAGTTCATCGTCAGTCTTCGCGTGCAAGTCAATCTCGCTGCCGACTGCCCGTGTGAACATTATCTTGGTCTGGCCCGCCTGGACCTGAGCAGTCAATTTTAAGCCTGCGGTCGTAAATGTATTACGATTTGTTGCCATTGTTCAGCCTCCTTTCATTGTTTGAATGCCGCTGGGCCAATGTATCGGACACCCCTCTTGGTTGCCACTTGTGCTGTGTACAAGCCACGGCTGGCCCAGTGCTTGAACTGCTTGTCCCATGGCACGACTACGCTGCTGCGGGTCCGTGTTGATTGCCCGATGTAAACACCCATCGGATCCGTTTGTACCATGTGCGAGAGCGTCAGATTGACCGGCACGTATTGGTTCAACATGCCAAACAGACGCTGCGTGAGCGATTTGCTCAGTGAGTCGGTCAGCACGAAGATCCGGAACGCTGGACCATCGACTTGCACCGTGGCCTCTGCGAAGCCCATGAGCTTGAGCAGTTCACGGAGATACTTGATGGTGATTGGTCGTGGCGGCAACAGATGTAACAGCACATCGTACCGACGTGTCTCCAAGTCAGCACCTGGCAACGGCGTGATGCCGAGCATGTCCTCGTACACAGATATCCCGTCCACGTCAGCCAACATGATGGACTGGTTTCGTCCGGTGCGGATCACCGTGGCGTACAGTTCATCCAGTTGGGGTTGCTCAGCCTGCATCAGCTGGTGCATGTCCAGCACGTCGTCGTAGTAATCAGGCAATAGGCTCTCCAAGCGGATTAACTCAGCCATTGACCGTCACCTCACCTAGCACTGGCAACTCGGATAGTTTGCCAGTGGAAACCAGTGTGATGTCGGCGTCACCGCCGGCAATCGTCAAGTCAGTGGCGTTGATGATGCCGGGGATCCGGAGCACTGCCGCGATGATCTGCGCCCGGAGAATCCGCAACGTGTAAGACCGGTGAGCAATATCCATGTTGCCCCACGTACGTCGAACAGAATCAAAGTAGGCTTCAATGGCATCATGAATCTTGGCCTTAACTTCGACCACCTCGACGCTGCCATCGGTTTGGACGGTCACCGCAACATCAATCTTGCGCTCAGTCGGCCCAATGACTGTTACCGTGTGTCCAATGGGTGCCAATCCGTAGCCATCACCAGACATGTCCTGTGGATCAATTGCAGCCTGCACATCATGGATAAGTCGATCACTCGGCGGTGTGAAGTCATTGTCTAGGATGACCAGCTTGACCGTTCCGCCGCCTGCCCAGGTTGGATAAATCTGCACAGCCCCCACCGTGTGCAGCTGAGCCACCATGTCCTGATAATCTGCCACGTTACCGCCGTATGCATTGATGTTGTAGTTGGCCAGAATCCGTTTGCGAAATTCATCGTCAGTCTCGACGTTGCGAGCCGGCACACTGATCTCGATGATTTGAGCATCGGCCACGTCATCATTCGGCGTGATTGGCAGGATTTGGCCAATGTAGTGGTTGGGTGCATCGCCTGCAGTTTCGCAGATAAGCTGACCCGTGCCATCGTCGTTGACTTTGCTCACACCGTAGAAATATGGAGACGAACCAATACTGGCGAAGCGGTCCCCAACCTCCACGGTTACCGGTTTACCGTCTCGGTCCAGGAAGCGACCAGTAACAACGGCTTTGGACGCCGCAATGCGGGTTAATCCCCGTTCTTGCCCACGGTAGTCAAGATACTGGTCAGTAGCAGTCTGTGTGTAGCTATCGAGAATCCATTGCCGAATGTATAAAATCACCTCAGCAAAGCTGTACGCAGACGGTGCCAGGGAATCGAAGATGATCGACCCTTGCCGGCTGTCGATGTTGCTCGGCACCTTTTCGAGTGCCTTGTCCTTCCAATAGTCATAATCCAATTTGGCCAACTGGTCGGCCATTTCCTGCGGCGTCATGTTGTCACCTCGCTTTCAATATTCAACAGTCCGAACTGGGTCGTCACAGTAGCAAAAACCGACAGCTCATCACTGCCGGTCTGCTCAATCTTATCAACTCGGACATCGTTCACACGGTCGTCTGCTTTTAGGGCTTCCATCAGCATTCGCTGCACTTCAGCTTTCACATATGGCATTTCCTTACCCAGCAATTCGGCCAGGTCGTTGCCATACTGATCATCATAAATGGGCCAGACAAACCGCTCAGTCCGCAGTATCTTGTCAATCGCTTGACGTGCTGCATCCTGACCGTCAATCATGCCCACTATTCGACCATTGATTACCCGGTAGGTGAGCGAGGGGGCAGTGACCTCAATCACGTCGCCTTGGTTATCCATCACTCATCACCTTCCGTCTTTTCAAGCACGAAGAACGACTGACCACCGTCAGAACGAATCATCACAACACCGTCGCCGGTCTTCAATGACTCATCAACCTCGACCTCTTCGGTCCGATCATTGTCACTAGTGTCCGTCCGGTCCTTGTATTTGACCTTGACTTTGTGTTTGGTCACATGCAGACCGAGCGTCAAAAAGTTGTCCGTCAGGATCATTGAGTTGCTGAGCTGGACCTTCAGCGGCGAGGTACTGACGACTTTGCCAAAGACCAGATCAGCGTATTCGTTAGGCTTGCCGCCCCGCGAATGCATTTGATCAAGTATCCATTCACCGGCCATCAGATGCTCACCTCCAGATCCATGGTCCAATTCTTCGGGTCAAACTTGTGCGTGAGCTTGGTGATGTTGACTTGACGTGGGCCAATGCCAATATCTGTCAGGCTCTGCACTTTCAGATAGCAGCTGTCCCCAGCCCGCAGCTCAGTCGTGCCGAGCGCGGTCAGTCGCAGCGTACGTTCTTCCTTGTTCTTGGTCCGCAGGATATCCTTGGCTTTCTGCTGCATGGCTGCTGCATTCATCTTGTCGTCATTGACTTTCTCGACGACTTGCAGCTTACCCCATTTGCTGACCGTGGATCCGGATGCCGATTGTGTGGTCAGTGTTGTATTGGCAGGATCATCGCCACTGGAGCTGTCGCTGGCGGTAGCGGTGGTCTTGCCCTCATCCTTCTTTGACTTCTTGACCACTTTCACGACATTCGCCGCGTCATCAATGCTGGTGTCATACTTCCAGTCCGTCAACAACGACTTGTCGCCGATAACAATGTTGCTCTTAGCAGACGGCATGGCTAGGAACTCAACCGTGCCGTCATTGTCGCGGAGAAAATATCGTTTGCTCGTTGCCGTGGCCGTATCGTCCAGGTCGGCCTTGATCATGTCGAAATAGGTCTCCCCATCGGACACTTTGGCTGGCAGCTTGTAACTGGATCCCGTCACCACTCGATACGGAATCCCTGCTGCCTTGCACATAGTTTCAAAACGTTGGCTGGCAGTCCCAGCAGGCCAAATGATACTGTCCTGATTTTTCAGATATCGCATATTGTCGTAAGCGGTGCAAGAAAATACCTCATCGCCGGTGTATGAGACTTTGAAAATGTGACCGAAGAATACTTTGACACCGTTCCAGGAGAACCTGACCTCATCACCATTCTGTGGCGTGAACCAGTCCTGCACTTCAATCAAGTCGAACGTCAGGGATCCAGCGGCAAAGCCGGTGTCCACCTCCAGTTGAGGCGTTGTCTTAAGAATCGGCAGCACATTCCATCGCTCCGGGTTTCCCCGACGATTGATTTGAAACATTGTCGCCTTATCCATTGATCACACCCCTTTCAAGCTTGACGCCGATACCCAACCTTGCGGCACCCCACCGAGCGTGGCCACGTGATATGGGCGGGCGCGTCCTGGTGCGTACAACGTGACTTTGAGTTGTACGTTATGTTCTTTCATACCTGGCCCGCCGCCATATGAGTCACGGAACAACTGACCGTTGACCACGACCTTTGAGCCGATCCCCAGCTTCTTAGCCGGGGCGGCACGTGCTACTCCTTTCTTTGCAGCTGTCTTTTGACCGGATGGCGCAGTTTTAACGGTCATCCGCTCGGCCTTGTACTCACGCCACTCGGTGAGCGGCAACGTAAAGTGATACTCCACCGAATTTCCTGATTTGAAACCAAACTCGAAACTATCAATCTTGGTCAGCACATTGATTTGTGTACTGGACAGGACAAACCGCACGGGCTTGTCTGCATCACGCGCAGCCGTCAGCCAGTCGATATATGACTGAGCGTCAGGCAGCGGATTTTGAGCCGTAATCCAGTGAGCGTCAGAGGTCAACGGCAGCGTTGACTCAACAGACAGAGGAATCAGCTTGCGTGTCGTATATCGCTTAATTTCGCCAAGGCCCAACACGGTGGCTGTATCGCCATCGACCTCGCCTTTAACCATCAATTCCGCTGGTGTGACCGGCAATTCAATCGTGTCATTACTGCCGTTGGTCAGATAAATGCCAACATGATCCAATCAACTCACCTCCTAGCTCGACAGACCGGCATCAGCTCGGCCGCGCAGATAATCCTCAATTGTCCGCACAATCGACTCACCGTCTTGGGCAGTCGCTGCATTGACCACGATGGCCCCTGGAGCAACTGTTACTTGCCGGCTGGTCGATTGATTGTTGTTCGTCGTATTACTATTCCCGGCCAAGCCTAAGCTGGATGGCGCATAAGACGGTCCATTACTACTAGGACCACCCACACCGACGCCACCACTATTCGCACCTGAATACGCAGCGCTAGAAAGGGCACTCCCGGCCGCCGCTACCGGCGCTAGGTTATCCGTAATGCCCTGGGCAGCGCCTAGAGACATAAACTTACCCAGTTCACCGAACAGTTTTGACGGGGAATGAATATCCGCTTTGGCTCGAACTGCCTTGTCAGCTTGTGCAACCAATGCATCAGCCGCAGCAGTCACCGCACCCAGCTGTGACATAATGCCGCCGGCCAGACCGGCACCAATCATGGAGCCAGCGCTGAACGCCTGAGCCGCACCTGTCCGCATCCGACTGATGGCTACCATGACCAGCATGGAGGAAGCCATCATCACACTGGCACTGCCAGCTTGAATCCCAGTACCGATTGCACTCGCTAATGCTTGACCAGCAGCCATTGCATTTCCAGTGCCACCCTGGAAGGCACTCACCAATGAGTTGATAGCTTTGGAAGCCATATCCCCAATGGCGCTGAGTCCTTCCTTGACGACCGAGACCGCACCGACCATTGTCTCCAGACTGTCGGCCGCAGCGGCTGCGTTTGTTGCAATGCTCCGTACCTTGCTGGCAACCAGGGCAGTGGCCGCGCCCAGGACAACCATCCCAGCCGCAGCCACCACCGCGCCAGCACCTAATACCGTCAAGCCAACCACGGCCAACAACGCCATGGTGCCAATTAGGACCAATCCAGCCACGGCAAGCATTGCGCCAACCATCACCATCATTAACCCAACCATGGCCATCATGCCGCCAACCATGAGCATCATGAGCCCTGCGAAGGCCATCATCGCCATCGTGAAGACCATGATCAGTCCGACCATCGCCATCATGCCACCAACCATCACCATCATCAGGCCCATCATGGCCATCATGCCGCCCATCATGACCATCATTAATCCGGTGAAAGCCAGCATGGACATTGCAAAGACGAGCATTAAGCCCACCATTGCCATCATCCCGCCGATCATCACCATCATGAGTCCAGTCATAGCGAGCAGCCCGCCAGCCATTAGCATAACGAGACCTGCAAAGGCCACGATACTGGCAGCGAACAGCATAGTCAGACCGACTGCTGCAATGAGCGCTGCCGGCATAAGCAACAAGAGTGAGCCAGCTAACGCTAGGAACCCGACCGCAGCCGACAGCCCAAATTGAGCCACCAGTGGCAATGAGACTGCAATCAGTGCAATCCCAGCACCAGCGAGGAACATGCCAGCACCGACCAGCAACGCCGCCGCGCCCAGCATCAACATCGTGACACCGAATACCAGCATCGCTGGAATAGCAGCCGTTAATGCACCACCAAACACGGCGAAGACAATCACTAGACCAGCAATCACCAAACCAAATGCAGCCATCGCGATAGCACCTTGCATACCCGTCGCAGCCAACGGTGCCATCGCTAATGCCATGACACTGACTGCCGCGCCGAACACTGCAATCCCGGCCATACTAGCTTGAAGTTTGCCGCCCAGCAGAGCAAATACGCCAGCCAGCGCACCAACGACCACGCCAAACGTGATCATCGCAGCAACGCCCTTTTCGCCAGTGTTCGCCAGCGGGGTCATAGCCAAAGCCATCCCGCCAACCGCGCCAGCAAATACAGCAATACCGCCGGCACTCGCTTGGAGCTTCTTGCCCATGAGTCCCAGCACAACAGCCAGTCCACCAACAACACCGCCGAATGTCGCCATATTAGTGACAGCGTTCGGACCAGCATTGGCAATGCCTTGCATCGACTTAGCCAGCAGAGCGAGACTCGCGACAACTAGCGCAATGCCCGCCATCTTAATTCCAAAATTGAGACCGCCGGCAAGAGCTTGTTTCAGGCTCCCGACCTTTGTGGCGGCATCCTCCGCACCTTTGCCGGCTTTGCCAAGAGACGACAGCTTACTCGCCAACTTGGCCACGATGCCGACTACAGGCAGGACAGTCTTCTTAGCGACTTTCCAGGCAATAAATGCTTTAACTGCTTTGCCAGCCAGATCCTTAATCATAACCAGCTGTTCTGGCGTCAAGGATTGGAGCCATTTACCAAACGCGCTGATAGCACTGGCCGCAATTTTCATCGCCTTGCCGACACCTTCAGCAGCCATCTGGATCGGGTTGAGTTTCTTGCCATCAGGTATCTGATTGAACGCGGCCTTGACGAAATCCAAGCCAACCGACACATCACCCCAGGCGTCAGAGAGAGCCTTGACTGCACCGGTATCAACCAACGCAGACCAGAAATCAGTGACCCACTTTTTAGCTGTGGCGAACGCCTTAAACGCATTATCAGCAATCTGGTCGAAGTTAATCGACGCAATCTTGTCAGACAAGCTGCTGATGACGTTAATCCCGACCTTGGAAACCCGGTCAAACGCCCCTTGGAGCTTGTTGGTCACACCTTCCCGCAGTCCGTCCATGGCTTGACCAACGGTTTTGTACTCCGTCGCCATTTTCGTGAACGCGCCGCTGGTACCAGTTTTCGTGATCGCATTGAAGAAATCCTGCGTCTTAACTGTGCCGTCTTGAATGTTTTGAACCAATTGTGACGTGGTTTTACCCATCGTCTTGGCCACGGCCGCAATACCCGCAGGGGTTTGTTGCAGCATTAACTTAAAGTCAGCCCATTGGACGGTCGGCAAAGCAGCCATTTGCGTGGCCTGTTGGCTCAACGTCTTCATGGCCTGGGCTGGCTCAGGAGCTGCTGCGGCCAGACCGCCGAACCCTTTAACCAGCTCAGTGGTGTTCTTTGTCCCGACAGCCGCCAGTTGGGAATACGTGGAGGACATGTCAGACGCCGAGTAAATGGTCTCCGTGGCGTAGTCTTGCAACTGCTTTTTAACAGATGCAATTTCAGCCGGCCCCTTACCCATGTTTGCCATGTTACCTTCGAACGTTTTCCACACTGCAGAAGCCTCACCGAGGTCGCCGATCAGTCCGCCAATCTCGTTCTTGACTGCACCAAGTGCATTGCTGATACCATTGCCAATCACATTGGCACCCAGCATTGACTTAAATGCACTACCAAGGGAGGAGGTCTTGCTGGTGACCGCATCGATACCCTTACTCAAACCGCCCATGATATTGCCACCGAGCTTGCCTTTGAGCGAGTCAAATCCTTTACCGGCATTGCCCAGCCCACTGTCCAGCTTGGATAGTGCGCTGGAGAAGCGGTCTTGAATTTCAATAGAACTGCGAATCGTCGCCATGGCTGACCTCCTTCCTAGTGTTTGCGATGACTACGGGCCTTTGCCTCGGCTTCACGCTGCTGTTTCTTTTCCTCTTCCTGGCCGAGGTCAATGCCGGCTATTACGACCGCCTTTTCCCGGACGGAGAGGGCACTCCACTGCTTTGGTGTCCAGCCGAATTGACGCATTGCAAACCAGTAATACTGGAATTCAACGCCATAACCGGCCTTAACTAGTTTTTTACTTGTTCCCGGAGATCATCAACGTCTTCGTCCGCATCAAACCCGCTGACTTCTTGAACTGCCAAAGCTAAGTCGGTGTATTCCCCAATTTTGAGCATCTTCTTAATGGTCGCAACCGGATCACCAGGGGTGCCCCAGCTCTTCTGCAACTTGGCATTATTGACGTCAGGAGTAACTAGCGCATTGACCACCAGCAGATCCACATAGCGGTCCTGGTCAGTCTGCGCAGTGATCACACCAGCCTTATTCTTCGTCCGGCGAGTGGCCATCTTTTTCAGGTTTTCCGCCAGGTCAGCACCGACCGCCTCAACCACAAAGGGCTGCTTAAAGCGAGGAAATTTCACTTCCTTGGTTTCTTTCGTGTCGGCAACGTTTTCGGCGAGGAACGCGTCAATGCCTACTTGTTCATTTTCAGTCATGTCCATCCTCCTATGCTTCGTTCAGTCCATTGAAAGGTGTCACCAGTTCGCTGCCTTCGAACGTGAAATCAGATTCCCAATCCAGCACACCATCATCAGAGTTCAGATTGAGTACCGGAATATCATCCAGGTTCACATCTTGAAGCAGTACAGTTTGCTTACCGACGCGACTAGTGGTGTCTTCAATCGTGGCGGAGATGGAGAAATAAAGGTCAGTGCCGCCCTTGGCGAACTCCATGCCATATTTCATCCAGTTGCTGTTGATCAGGTACCCAGACAGAGTGCCGGTCCCCTTCATGGATGTGGTCTTGTTCTTCGTGATACGAGAGCCGATCACTTGGACCTCTTCCTTGTTCTTCTCCCACTTAGCAGACAATTCTTCCAGCTCGATCATCGGAATATTCTGCCCATTAATCGTGGCAAATACCGTTGCCTCCTTGGAGGAAATCGTGTCGCGTGCTTCCAGAAATTGAGAAATCGTACTAATTTCAGCCATGCTTTATCCCTCCTTAAACCGTCACGGTCATATACAGCTTTTCCATGGCATCAGCCGGAGTGACGGCCAAATTGACAACCACTGTATCCAGGTCTTCGCCGGGATCCACACTGATATCCGCAGCGTCAAATGCACCGAGTGCGCCACTAGTCACCAGGCCGTTGAGATACTCGACCCGATTGCTCTTGAACAGGTCACGGCCGGCACCGTTATTGGTCACCTTGCCGATAAACGCCGTCTCAAACGTGTCCTTGGTGTTCTGGGCAATATCATCCAGCACGCGAATCACTCGATTCTTCGCCAAGTCGCTACGCTTGTCAGCCGTGAAATTGTGGAACGAGTTGATGTCCTGTTCAATGACCACTGTACCGTCGTTCCGAACTGTGAACAGCAGCTTGCCAGCATTGAGCGCAAGGATTGTATCTTCGTTGTTTAACCGGCCAATCACGTCCGAAGCATTGGGATAAACCGCATAGGTCAGTGACTGATTCAGCGGAATTGCCGATTCAACGCCGGCAATATAGCCCGCTGCCTCGGTGGTGGACAATTGCGTGCCGTCAGAGAGCACTACCCCATTAGCCACCACAATAATGCCTTCATAGTCGTAGTCAGCGCCGACCGTGTCTGGGATGACTGCTTGTACCTTTTGACCAGCTTCTTCCCGCAGTCGCTTAACGGTATTAGCCAGCAGCGCATGAATCGGTGCGTCGTCGGCGTAACCCGCAGCCGTCAAGATGGCGAATTGCTGTGTCTCCAGGGTGTTGATCAAGGCGTCCGCGTCGACCTCACTGGTTGTATCCGTGGTGCCACCAGCTAACGGGCTGGTAATGCCATTGGTCAACCCAGTGATCAGTGCTTTGCCGTCGTCAGCCTTTGCTGCATCAGTCACGGAAACTGCAGTGTACTCAGTGCCCTTAAGCTGGCTGGCAGTCTTAACCGTCTGTTTATTGACGGCTTCCGTGCCGAAATACGTGGTGACGATCACTGTGCCAGCCTTTGCCGGATTTGGTGACACACCCACCGTGATTTGGTTACCAGTTTCACCGGGATAAAGTGCTTTGAAGTCCCAGGGCAGCTTGTCGTCCTTGAACTCGGCCGTCTTGCCCGTGTTGATGTTGTAATACAGGACCTTGAGCGCGCCCTTCAGCGTCTCATGCAGTGCAGTGAGCACGCCTTTCTTCTTTTCGTCAATCTTGACGACTGCACCATCGGCCGTTGCCTCAGACGTTACACCAAATAGGTCCGCGTCCAGGTCAACGCCTAGCAACTGCTTAAAATCACTGTCCGGGGACAACGTGATGATCCCGTTCTGGCCCCAGCCCAGGACGTTCCCGCCTACAAAAAAGACGACGCCACGTGATCCCGTGACACCGCCCTTGCGATTCGGCGCCTTGACGTTGATGTACGCGCCGGGCCGCCGCTTATCGTGTTTGATAAAAGTTCCACCTGCCATTAGAACAGGCCTCCTTTCAGTTGCTTGACTGCTTCCTTAGCTTCATCGGCCGTATAGGTCCGTCCATCGACCAGCGCTGTCTCCAGCAGGTCGTGTTGAGCTCCAGAGAGCTCCGTTGAGCTGAGAAAGTCTTGCTTCGTAAATTGTGGTTGTGCCTTTTCATCGGCCATCGGCCACGCCTCCTTGATATTTCATCCCGCCAAATGGCGGATCCTTTTCTTTCGGATATGCCCGAATGTTGAGATCAAATGTCATGCTGAGATGCTCGTCCTCCACGGCCAAGTCCTGGTTAATGAGCTTGGCATAACCCGGTATCTCGGTCAGATTTGATTGCAACTGTTCAGCCATCGCGTCTAGTTCCTCATGGGGTTTAATCCCCGGCGGAAAATAGACCACCTGATAGCTGAACGTGCGGTTTTGCCAGCCAGTGAAATCCTTAGTGTGATTGACGTGGATTCGATGGACATAGAAAGACGGCTCGGAAAAGCCGCCTTCCTGATTTTCCAGGTAAACCGGAACATTTGGCCAATGCTGATCCAACGTGTCGCTGATCAATCTTGTCACGTCCTCGATGTCAATCACCTCCAAAGATTTGGTTCAATGCTTTCTCCGTCTCCGGCTCGATAATCTTATCCATGTTGGCTCGCAGGTCCGCTTCGGTGGTCTTCCACATAAACGCACCCTCGACCCACGGCTTCTTCAACCGCTTGCCAATCGCTGGCACATATCGGCCGACAACTTGCCGGTGCCCATTCTCAACAAATGAGATGTACTCGGTGTTGTTGTAAATGTCGAACGTAAAGGCACTGCCCGTGTAATGCGGTTCAGTGACATCCCAGCCGCGTCGACCGGTACCCGTATCAACCGGCGTCCGCTGTTTAACTTCTTTCAAAGCGTAGCGAGCCACCAAGTCCAGTGACCGCTCGATTGATTCAATCATCACCTTGGCCTGGACAGCATCGTGTACCTTCTTGGCGAATTCCTGGAACTCGGAATCGTCAATCTTTGCCCAATCCGACATTTTTCTTCCCTGCCTTCTCGTCGAGGATCATGGCTACCTCTTGATGGCTGCCATAACCGGCATAGCCACGACTAGCCCGCTTGTAATGAGTGACTTGACCGTTCATGGACGTGACCGTTATATGCGCACCGGCTGGCACCTCAATCCCATTGTCAATCAGCAGTTTGGCGTCATATCCATTGGACAGGAACTCTTGCTGATCACCAGCTTTGAGACCACTCATGATCACCTTACCGGGAATATTCGTCGCAATGGTTACATCTTGCTGCTCGGTGACCGACCCGTTTTTAACGGATACTTGACCGGTGATGGTCACCTTATCGTTGTACAGGATGTGCAGAAACCGAGCGTGGCTTTGTAACTCATCGATAATCACATGATCACCCGCCGGAAACTATTGAGCTGGGCCCGATAGTTGTTATTGACTGTATCGACACTAGCCAGTGTAGAGATAACAGCGGAAGGGTCCCTGAAGGTAATAGACGTGTCCCCCTCGGAGACGCTCGCCATCGCTTTACCGTTAGTGCCAATGGGCGCTAATAACGCACGCTCGTTGATGATCGTCCCCATCATGCCGATGAGCACCAGGTCCAGCTCAGGCGGCAACTCAGTGATGGGGATGTGCGTGTAGTTGCATACATCGTTGATCACCTTATCCAGGATCAGGTCCATTACTGCATTGTATTGGGCCAAGTCCTGATCATCTGGTTTTGGGTAGAATACCTTGGCCCGCGTCAACACTTCGACCTTACGGAAAAACTTAGGCGTGTCCATTTAACTCACCTAAGCGGCAGCCGTGATGGTCACGGCCACAGTCGCGGTCAGAGTGCCGGACGTCAGTGTGATGGTGGCCGAACCAACGGCCACGGCCTTAATATCGAAGCCACCGCCTTCATTGGCTGTCACCGTAGCAATCTTATCGTCACTGGACTTGGCAGTGATTGCCTTGACCACATCGGCGGCGTTAGTTGCATCCGCTGGATCAGCAGCGGCCGTCACGTTCTTGGTGTCGCCAACTTTCAATGCAGCCGTCTTCTGACTAGGCACAATGGCCGTCGCCAGCTTAGGCAGCACGGTGAATCCCTCGACGTCCACCCAGTCGCTGACTTTAGCGCCATCTTCCAGGCGGCCACGATAGTCACCGGTCGCAACTACAGTCTCAGGTGCGAGACCAGTGATGGCTGCCTCCGTGTCAGTGCCTGAAAACAGCGGCGTGTCGCCATCCTTTTTATAAATCTTCAATTGTTCCGTCATGGTGTCCCTCCTCACTGCTTGTTTTGCCTACGTACCTTGGCACCGTCCGCTGTAGGCTCACTGGCGAGTGTGAACGATGCGTCTATTTTCCCGGCACAGTGGTCTTATTACCAATCGTGTGCTGCAAGCCGACGATGCCGATGTTCTTCAAGTCGTAAACAGCTTGCCAGTTTGCTGGCTTCGCCAAGTCGGCATTAGTGGCCGTCAGATTGCCAGCATCTCGGGCTGCATCGGTCCACTTAATCCCATAAGGATGCAGTACGAAAGCCCGGCGAGTGTAAATCTTGTTGGTGCCGGCTGCTGCATCGCGATCAGTTTCAAACGTGGTCAAGGATGCTGGTGTGCCTGCATTGCGGCCAAACGAACCGGTTGCCAGCATGTACGTGGTGTAAGTGCCCTCGGCAGTTGGCTTTAACGCGTCATCAACTACTACCCGATAACCCAGGTAAGTGGGGATGTTGATATTGGCGCCTGCCGGTTGGACGAACTCGATCAGCTGCTGTTTCTGCAAGTCGGTGTAAACAGCCGAATGCATGAACAACAGTGCCAACGAGCCAGAGTGGTCACCGAGTAACTGCTTGGTATCCAACACGGCCGCCGCATCGATGCCAGCACCCGTCTTATTCAAGTGATCTTTTGCCAAAGGACCGCCATCGGCAAACAGTCCATTCAGGGTCGCCGTCATAACGACCTGCTCACGGCGCAGCCAATAGTTGCCGACCTTAGCCAGCATGGACCGCAACGGATCACTGCCGGACATTACTGCCGCCATTTCATTCACAGCCCAGCCACGGCCACGGTACAGCACCGCAGACTGGTCAGAACCAGCGACAATCTTGCCGGTACTCAGGGACTTGTCACCATCGCCCAATACCTCGTCGTCGCCATTCAGGTCATTCCAGAAAGGCATGGTGACGGTTGTACCGCCAGCGGTGATCATACGAGATACACGTTCGTCAGATACAGCCACGCCGGACTGCACCAAGGCAGAGTTCTCAGTGGAATACTGTTCCGTGTATTGGTTGTAGATTTCAGGTGTGATCGTATCGAGCACACGGGTTAATTCGTTTGCCATTATTCATCGGCTCCTTTATTGGCCAGTGCCTCAGTCAGATTCAGCTTCGGGTTAGCCATAATATTTTTGATGTCGCCGCCAACGGGTTGCCCATTGCCGGCCGGTTCATATTCAGGTTTGGAGTCACCTTGGAACAGATAGGCGTTGTCTTTGCGGATGGCAGTCAACTGATCGTCGAGACCGTCAAGTTTGCCGTCGTCGGTCAGCTTGATTTTGTCCATATCCAGCAGGCCTTGTAACGTACGCGGGTTACGCACCTTAGCCGCCGTCAGAGCGCCGTCCAAAGCAGCATGGAGCTTGGTATCGCTCAACTGCTGGGTCAGCTTCTCGGTGTCGGCCTTATACTTACCTTCCAGCTCCGAGTATTTCTTGGCCAGCTCTTCATTGTCCCCGGCATTCTTCCGCAAATCCTTCAGGTCCTTGTCGCGTTCAGTGATTTGGGACTTCAAGGATTCGTTCTCGGTAGACAACTGCTCCAGCTTGCCAGCCTGGTCCTTGTACTCGCCAATAGCCTTCCCGTGAGCAGCCATGACCTTGTCGATAACGTCCTTTTCTAAGCCAAGTGATTCCAAATATTCTCGATTCATTTTCTCCAACCTCTTTCGTGGATTTGTAACGCGGGACGACCGCGCTCAAGGCATAATAAATGAGCCTTTTAACGACTTGCTCAGGTCGAGTGGTGTTTACTTGGTAGGCGTTTCCTTCTTCGGATTGGCCTTGTACCCGTTCTTCTTCCAGTCCTCAAATGACGTGTTATCAATCAGCTCGCTCTTGCCAGTGTCTGGGCTCTTGGCCCACCGCCGACTCGGCAATGACTCCAGAGCAGGCTCATACGGCACCGTGGTGCAACGGCAGTAGGCATGAATGGGCGGATAATTGTCACCCGGATTCCTGTCGGCAGTCTTGTAATGGTTACCGTCCAGCTTTCGACATACTTCACAGGTGTGGGATTCCAGCGTTGCCAAGTACGTGTATTCCTGGACGTCCATTTCCTTGTACGACTGGGCCGTGGCCTCCTCCGAAATGTGTGCCATCTCGCTGATCACTAGCCGATGGATGACGTGCTGACTGAAGTCCTGCAACTGGCCGCGCATCTCTCGCTCAATCCGGGCATAGCTGTATCCAAGCGTGATGCTCTGGCTTAGGTTATTGACTAGCAACTCTGGCAGATCATTGACGGTGTTCTTCCACAACCGCTTGGAAAAGTTGCTCCCTACCCACGGCTTATTGACGACAATCGCAAGCTCTTTATCGTCGTATGTCTGGAAGCTGGCGGCAATCTGCTGACGGGCCATCTGGATGTTGTAATTTGTCCGCATATAGGTGTCGTCGAACTGGCTGGCCAACGCTGATTGGAACTTCGGTGACTCCGAATCACTGAACTCTGCCATGTGTTGCTGCATCTGAAACTGTAGCGCCTGCAACCGACTGACGCGGCTCTTGATGTACTCCAGATCCAGCTCCTGGTCATGACCACCTTCAATA